GTACTGGTGGTGCAACTAATCTAGTGGGAATCGGATGAGCATTTTTAATCCAGTCTGGCGGGTGACAATTGGCGGCGTCCAATATCAGACGGCTATTCTTGCCAATCTGACTATCACATCTGGGCGAACCAATATCTATGAGCAGGCTCAAGCTGGATACACCAACATTGAACTTATAAATTTAGACCAATCAGCTGTTGTCATTGGAATCAATGATTCGCTAACTATTGAGCTGCAAGATTCCACGGCTACATTCATCCCAATCTTTGGCGGTTCTGTTGTAGATGTGGCCATTTCGGTTGCTGAATTGGGCAGTGTTGCTTATGCCCAGCGCGTCAAGGTTATTGCTTTGGGAGCATTGGCTCGATTGCCAAAGGCTTTGACTGATGGCGTCTTGAATCAAGATTTTGATGGCGACCAGATTCTTACAATTTTGCAAGATTTATTGCTCAATAACTGGTCTGAGGTTCCCGCAGCTTTGCAATGGAATACTTATGATCCGACTGAGACTTGGGCAAATGCTCAGAATGTAGGACTTGGCGAGATTGATACTCCGGGCAATTATGAGCTTGCACAAAGGTCATCGAGTCGGACAGACATATATTCATTGGTTTCTGCACTTGCGACAAGCGGCTTGGGCTATATCTACGAGTCGGGAACGGGAGAAATTAGCTATGCCGATTCGACACATCGATCCATTTATCTAGCTGCGAATGGATATGTGGATTTGAGTGCCAACAATGCCCAAGGTGCAGGATTGAGCATCCAGCAACGTGCCGGAGATGTACGCAATACGATAACTCTCAAATATGGCACAAATTCAACAAATGAAGTCAGTGCTGCTTCTGCCGAATCGGTTGGCCTATATGGACAACTTGCTCAGATATTTACGACAACAGTCAAACATTCAGCCGATGCCCAAGACCAAGCTGATTTCTATTTGACGCTTAGAGCGTTCCCGCAATATAACTTCAATCAAATTACTTATCAGCTCACTAACCCAGAAATTGATGATACTGACCGAGATTCACTCATTAACGTATTCATGGGCATGCCGGTATCAATCTCCAACATGCCGCTTAACATGTCGGCCGGTAATTACTTGGGATTCGTTGAAGGCTGGACGTTCCAAGCCGCATACAACGAAGTCAGCGTTTCGCTAAATCTCTCACCAATTGCATTCTCACTGCAAGCCATGAAGTGGGAAGATGTCGGTGTCGCTGAGACTTGGAACACCATATTGAATACACTTGACTGGGAACACGCCCTAGTCGTGGCATAAGGAGAAAAGATGAGCAATCCAACAACCCCGTTCAACTGGCAAATGCCGACGGCCACTGATTTGGTCACTGACTTGCCGGCAGACTTTGAGGTCTTTGGTCAAGCTGTTGCAACATCACTGGCTGATTTATTAGGCGGCACAACCGGTCAAGTCTTATCGAAGACAACAAACGCAGACATGGATTTTACTTGGGTCGCAGCAAATCCGGGAGATATCACTGGAGTCACTGCTGGTACTGGTATTTCTGGTGGCGGTACATCTGGAACAGTCACAGTCTCAATCGATACGGCTGTCACTGCTGATCTAACAACATCACAGACTCTGACTAATAAGACTCTTACAACACCGGTCATTTCGTCTCCAAAGATTTCATCAACTTATTCTGCAAAGACTGCTGCCTATACTTTTGCATCAGGCGATGAAGGCAACATATTCTCAATGAATAACGCTGCAACACAGCAATTTAACATTCCAACAGATGCCACTTTCAACTTTGCAGTCGGTACAGAAATCAATGTGTTTTGGATTACTGGTGCAGGTCAGCCAACAATCGGCGCGGTGACACCGGGAACAACAACAGTAATTTCAACAGGTGCAATAAGTGCAACTCCAAAATTGAGAGTGGCTAACAGTGGCGCAACATGCAAGAAATTGGCTGCAAATTCTTGGATTATTTTTGGAGATATTGCATGACACCTATGCTTGGAATTATGGCAAGTGCTGGCAAGAATGTCGGCATTAGCGCAGACGTGTTAGTTATTGCAGGCGGTGGTGGTGGTGGAAAGTTTTATGGCGGTGGCGGCGGAGCCGGTGGCGTTTTAGAACATACATCCCAAACTTTTAATCTTGCAACTACACAAACAGTCACGGTGGGCGGCGGCGGAGCCGGAACAGGTAGCAATGGCAGCGGCAGCGCGGGAAATAACTCAAGTTTTGGTGCATTAACTGCATCGGTTGGTGGTGGTTTTGGTGCAGCTAGTGCGAGCGCAAATGTGGGTGGTGGCGCAGGCGGTTCAGGTGGCGGAGCTGGTGGCCATACTGGTGGCACACTTACAGGCGGAACTGCAACATCTGGACAAGGTAACGCAGGCGGCAACGGCATCAGCGCGGGTGGCGGTGGCGGTGGCGGTGGTAAAGGTGCAGCAGGTACAACTTCAACTGGCCCAGCCGGTGCAGGCACAGGCGGAGCAGGAACAAGCGCATTTTCAGCTTATGCATCAGCTACATCAACTGGTGTAAGCGGTAGTTATGCAGGTGGCGGTGGAGGTTCAGGAAGTAATGCACCAGCAGGCGGATCAGGCGGCGGTGGCGCAGGTGCTAGTGATTCAATTGTGGCCGGCGCAGGAACAGTCAATACAGGCTCAGGCGGTGGTGGTGGTTCTGGCACTTATGCATCTCAAGCCGGTGGTTCCGGACTTGTTATTTTAAAAGTTGCAGGCACCTATACAGCTGCATCAACAACTGGAAGTCCAACCCGTGTTGTGACAGGCGGCTTCACTTATTACACATTTACAAGTAGCGGAAGTATAACAATATGAGTCATTTTGCAGAAATAGAAAACGGAATTGTTTCAAGAGTAATTGTCGCTGATTCTTTAGAATGGTGTGAAACTAATCTGGGCGGAGTCTGGTTGCAAACTTCATATTCAGGTGCTATTCGTAAGAACTATGCGGGTGTGGGTTACACATACGATCCAAACCGCGATGCGTTTATTGCTCCAGAGCCATCAGATTCAATCGGCTTTGATGAGGAAACTTGCCAATGGATTGTTCCAACGCCGGTGATTGAAATTGAGTAATTTTGCGCAAGGCACATTGCCGCGTCTCATTGAAGTTGCACTGGCCGAAGTTGGCACAGTTGAGACTGGCAACAATGAAACAAAGTATGGCAAATTTATGAAAGCCGACAAACTGCCATGGTGCGGAAGTTTCTTGAATTGGGTAGCGGCCGAAAGTGGCGTCAAAGTGCCTAATGTTGTTAGCACTAAAGTTGGAGCTGAGGCATTCAAGAAAAACAAGCAGTGGCATGAAACACCAAAGATTGGTGATTTTGTGTTCTTTGATTTTATTATTGATGACAAGGAAACAATCAATCACATTGGCTTGGTTATTCGATGTTCAGAAAAGCAAATTGTTACGATTGAAGGCAACACCAGCAGTGGTTCAAGTCAGAGAAATGGCGGTGAAGTGATGGTCAAGTCACGCACCTTGGGAGCGCGATCATTTGTTGTGGGATATGGCCGTCCGGCTTATGTCTCATTTACCGGTGATTTACCGGATAGACCCAAAGGAGAGAAATAATGGAACAAGCAAAAGCAATGCTGGCATCATGGGCGAGAAGCTCTGTCGCTGGCGCATTGGCCGTTTATATGAGCGGCAATTCCAATCCAAAGGATTTAGCTTTGGGCTTAGTGGCTGGACTTATTCCGGTGCTTGCTCGATGGGCTAACCCAAATGATGTGGCATTCGGTAACAAGAAGTGACTCGAAAACTGCTCGCAGCAGTATTGATTTGCTTAGGTTTATCAATACTGACTGCTTGTGGTTATCAAGGATGGACACGATATGAATGCCAAGAATTCAAAAATTGGGAAAAGCCAGAATGTCAAAAACCGCAATGCATCCCGTTGGGAAACTGCACTAGCGATGTCATTGGAACATTACCACCATCGCCCAGAGAGAAGGCGTAGTGCAGAAGAAGTACACGCCCAACTAATTCTGATTATTGGCACAACGCTTGCAATGGTATTTCTTATTGTGACTCTTGGAATCACTTATGCCTTAATTTTTGTGACTCAGCCAATATCTGCCCAAGCTCCAAATGATGCCGCTTTTATTGATCTGTTAAAAACGCTGGCAATTTTCTTAACCGGTTCATTGGGTGGTGTGTTGGCTGGAAATGGATTAAAGAGCAAGCCGAAAACTGGTAGCGACACGCCACAATCCACGCGGGAATCTTGAATTTGTCGGATATGCGTGTCACTCTGTAATTCGGGAGCTGGTTCGCAGCTCTCAGAATCGGGAGCAAGAAATGACAACAAGTGAAATAGGGCTATTTGTCTTCATGTCAATAGCATGCATTCTTTGGGCTATTTGCAGCTATGCAGTCGGATACAAAGAAGGTCATAAAGACGGCTATCAACGCGGGAAAGCCGTCGGCCGTCACGCATCATCTCAGGCGGTGCGCTAATGGGGTTCTTGGATGGCTATGAGGCCGCACGCGCTCGTACAGATCGCTGGCTTGCGACTTATCCAACTGGGCGTGTCGAAACCCGCATTGTCGAATTTAATGCTGAAAAGGGGTATGTGCTAATTGAGGCAAAGGCATTTCGCCAATCAGACGATACACACCCAGCCGGCATTGACCATGCCTACGGCTACCAAGGCGCGTACGTCCAAAACATGAAACGCTGGTTCGTTGAGGACACTTGCACATCTGCAATTCTTAGAGTTATGCAGCTGGTTATGGGCGGTGCAGAGCGCACAACGCGCGAAACGATGGAGCAGATTGAAGCTCTACCAGCGGCCGTTGCAAAGACTGACCTAGATTATGACTACTGGACGACTAAATTTGGTGAAGTGCCATCGTTTAAGACTCAAGAAGAAGTCGATGCAGCTGGCACACCGGATTCATTGCAACAGTGCAAGCATGGCAAGCGCGTATTTAGAGAAGGCACTGCAAAGACGGGCAAGCCTTGGGCTAATTACAGCTGCATTGAAAAGAGGCCAGAGCAGTGTGATCCGAATTGGCTAGTCATGAGCAGCGATGGCAAATGGAAGCCACAAGTATGAGCGGGCCAATAGAGATAATAAATCCAAGGACTATGAGCTGCACACTTATGGAGGATGGCGTAATCATCGCAACCTACAAAGTCGAGCAATGTGACAAATGCTCAAGGTTGGTCAAATTTGATGAATTTGGTTATCAAAAGGGTTACGGCAATGAAAAGATTATTTGGTTCTGTGCGGAGTGCAGATGATTATGGTGCGCTTATCGCGTGAAGATGAAATCATTGCACACACTGCCGGACTTGCTAGAGAATCACGCTACGGATCTAATCCCAAATTCCAAGGCAATAAAGGCAACTTCCACAATGCCGTTGTCATTCACTCAGAAGCCGTCGGAGCTGAGATGGCCGTGGCCAAATACTTTGGGGTTGAGGACTTCGTGCCAACAGTTAATACATTCAAGAATGAACCGGATGTCTATTGGAACGGCGTGGCAATTGAAGTCAAACAAACGCCACACAAACGCGGTCACTTAATCATTAGCGAAGATGATCGTGACACTGACATCGCTGTCTTAGTTGTAGGCGAATCACCGAGCTATTACGTTATGGGTTGGATACCAGTGGGCGTTGCAAAGCGTCCAAGATTTCAGTCAGCTCAAGGCGGCTACTGGGTTAGCCAAATCAATCTCCAACCCATCGAGACATTGAGGAAATCAATCCATGCCAATTCTTGAATTTGATTGCTCAATCTGCGCAAAGCTCTACGGCAAAGCAAAGCAACGTCATGGCATCCGAAAGACGGCTGAGCTAACGCTTCATGAATGGTTCAGCACATGTCTAGGATGTGGAGCAATGGGCATCAAAGTGGTAGATGATGCAAAGGTTGCAGGGTTATCTCTATGATTAAGTTATCCACAGACGTTATCCACAGGCTGTGCGCAACGCCCAAGAGTACGCTGAATCTTGCATCTTACTTGACTGCATGGGTACGCTCCATACTCGCTGGCGAGCCGCTGATGCGGATAGCTCGCAGGCGAAGTCTGGTGCTATTGGGTGTGCTATGTGTTGTTGGCACAACACCAGCGGAAGCAGTGACAGACATAGATAATTTGAAGCTATATGCTCATTCAAGGATTATTAACTATCAGCAATTTCAATGTTTTCATAAGCTGATAACCAAGGAATCTAACTGGCGTATCAATGCAATCAATGGATCTCACTATGGTCTAGGCCAAATGAAGAATAC